CAAGGTAAGAATGTTCTTTATATAACAATGGAGATGTCTGAGGAACGGATCGCCGAACGTATTGATGCGAACCTTCTGAACATTCCTATCGACCAGATCCAGAATCTTTCTCAAAACATGTTCCGTGATCGGGTTCAGGACATCGCGAAACGAACTAACGGTCAGTTGATCATCAAGGAGTATCCTACCGGACAGGCACACGCGAATCATTTCCGTGCATTACTTGAAGAATTGAGCTTGAAAAAGAAGTTTATTCCTGATATAATATTCATTGATTACCTAAATATATGTGCGTCTTCGCGAATGAAAGGTATGGGTGGATCGATCAACTCGTACACGTACATCAAAGCGATCGCGGAAGAACTACGGGGTCTTGCAGTGGAGTTTGATGTTCCTATCGTCTCTGCGACACAGACTACACGATCTGGTTTTGCAAACTCAGATCCCGGCTTGGAGGATACCTCAGAGTCGTTTGGTTTGCCCGCAACTGCGGACTTGATGTTCGCTCTGGTTACCAACGATGAGTTGGAACAACTAGGTCAGATCATGGTGAAACAGTTGAAGAACAGATACAACGATCCCAATCGCGACAAACGATTTGTGATCGGTGTTGACAGGTCCAAGATGCGACTGTATGATGTTGACAACAGTGAACAGACGTTGACGCAAGAAGAGGACATCCCCGTGTTCGACAGAACAGATGCGGGTGAGAAACTCAAACGGATTAACTTCTCATAAGGAGAAAAATATGGACCCAATACTACACACGATCATCGCAACAGGATTGATGTACATATCCTACTTAACGGGTCGACACTTTGGTAGATCCGAAGGTCACAAAGATATTATCGAAACCATTCTGGAAGTCTTTAATGCGACTGGAATGGAGATCAATGAAGATGGCGATTTCTTTGTCACAACAGAAAAGGAAACCCGCAAGGTAAATTAGTGAAACAACCCCACAACCTCTACGTTGAAGACAACTTTTTATCACCAGAGGAATGTGCAACCATTATTGGACTGTACAAGAAAGCCTCAGAGGTCATAACTAAACCACACTGTAGTTACGTGCCTATCGGTGATCCTGATGCAGAACACATGCCGATGAAACATGAGTTGGTAGAGGACATATGGTTTCGACAGAGTGTCATCTCTAAACGACTCGCAGGCGCTGTCATGCAGTGGGCGCAGATCTATAAATGGAAACAAGGACAAAAAATGGGGTTGCATAATGATGTTGCAAGTAGGCACACCGTATACACCTCAGTCCTTTATTTGAACGATGACTTTGAAGGCGGCGAGACACAACTTGAAGATGGTACTACCATCGTCCCCAAACAAGGTCGAATATTTTTCTACGATGGGATCAGTTACTTCCATCGTGTAAAACAACTCAACAGCGGAACCCGCTACACAATTGCATCATGGTATAAAAGGATATAGAATGTCACAACTTGAAATGTTTGATACACCCTACACCGTTGACACAGTCAGCTTAGAACCAACCCCCGTTAAAGGTGTTGATTTTGTTGTCGAAATAAAACCACCCATTGACTACAAGTTTCGTGAGAACGAACTGATCAATGAGTTTCGGGATTATATAGATAATACGTACACAGGTCACTATGGACACGGTGGTTTCCAATCATCCGAAGTCATCATTGATCGTGGACACGGTCTTGGGTTTTTCCTTGGTAACGTTGACAAGTACAACGCTCGATATGGGAAGAAGGGTACAACCCCCGAAGACCACCGTAAGGATCTCATGAAGATTATTCACTATGGGTTCCTTGCACTGTATGAACACGATAGGATCAATCGTGCGGGATAAGGAAGGTTTTAAGGAAGCGATCTTTGACACCGCCCTCGCCACTCCTATCAACTTGTTTTTAAATTTTGTTTTCCTAACTCCGATGATAGCATGGGGTTGGTCGGCAGGTCGAATCTCGATCGCGATGACTGGACTCTTTTTTGTCGTTGCAGTGTTTAGGAAATATTATGTCAGACAATTGTTTAAAAGGAGACTTGACAATGTCAGGAGCAGTAAGAACAATTCTGTTAACCGCCATGCGGGAACATCTCGAAGGGAAGATCAACTATCACAGGGCGAACATCGAGGTCTATCTGATCAACCCAGCGGGTATCGGGGAACACCCAGATATTATGGAAAGCATCGAGAGTGAACTCGCAAAACTCGCAGAGGCAACTGAGAAACGAGATATTCTCGACAAGTACTTCGGATGACAGAGTGTCCCCCAGAGTTCTACGAATGTCTCACTGAAGAAGAGTATGATGAGATTCTAGACCTCTTTGACGAAGCCGGTATCGCACCACCCGAATCGATGGGTGATGCACAAGCTGCCGCACAATTCGTTTGGGACATGCTTTTTCTGACCCCTACGGAACTTCTCACCATCGGGGTCACCATGACAGTCCTTGCCACATATGGACTTTCCATCTATTATATGTTCAAAAAGATACAAAAAAAGTTCAGTTGAGCTATATGCATATAGCAAAATAATCTAAAAAAACTCACATTTGTGACGTATTACCGCTTGACACAAACCACGGACTCGTGGTAAAATTACTCTGTAATTTGATGATGATATAGGAAATTGATATGGCATATGTAAGTCAAGAGATGAAGAAAGAACTGGCTCCCGCGATCAAGGCGGTACTGAAAAAGTACGGGATGAAGGGAACTATTGCGGTTCGAGACCACATGGTTCTGGTGTGCAACATCAAGAGAGGTAAGTTGGATATCCTTGGTGCTCTCCCTGTCGGTGAGTATGGACCCCGTGACTATGTTCAGGTCAACCCCTACTGGATTGAAGAGAACTATGACGACCCAGAGGTCGTTGAGTTTTTGATGGAACTCAAGGATGCTTTGGAAGGTCCGAACTTCTTCTGTCACGACGACAGCATGACTGACTACTTCCACCGAAGCCACTACATCGACATCAACGTTGGTCAGTGGGACAAACCTTACCAATTGGAAGCTGCATAATGATTAATGTCTTTACCGAAGGTCGTGTTAAGAATCGTAAAATGTACGAAGACTTTGCTTGCGAGGTAATCAACGAGTTGTTGCCTCGCGCTTTCAAACGTGACATCGACATCGTGATTGGGTTCACGAAAAAGATTGACACGTTGGGTTATTGTCAAAAGATTGACGAAGAGACGATTGGTATTCTGATCAACACCGATCAAGAACCCGACGCGATCGCAAGCACTATCGCACACGAACTGGTTCACGCAAAGCAGTTCATTCGTGGTGAACTGAACGAGACAATGACTCGTTGGGCACGTCAAGAGATTCCCTATGGTCCTCGTGGTGGTTGCAAGATACCTTACCACCAACAACCTTGGGAACAAGAGGCGTTTGAAAAAGAGAAATGGTTAACGGAGATGTTTTGGAAATGAGATTAATTACTATGTCCGCTGGTTACGACGACTTCAGTGTCACTCAGGAAGAGGGTTTTCCACCCGAAGAAATGGAGTTCCGCATCGTTCAAGCTGCGGAGGAACGTTTCCCTGAGTTCCAACAACAGTTTTATTACGACAGCAATGGTTTACCCGCTGTCGACTTGATCAAGAATGCTCGCATCTTCCACCGAATGAAATTTGAGGCATCGCTATGACAGCAATTAAAGAGGATGGACGCACTACCCCGCGTCCCAACGCATTTCGAAAAATGCAAGAACGTTTAAAAGAAGAGGGTTGGTACGTTGGTTGGAACGAACCATGTTGTCAGAGTTGTGCGTGGTCCTGTCTACCGGACTACCTAGATGAAGACAAAGAGGTCGATGTCGACTACTCGAAGGTTCTCTTCAATCATTCACAAGACTGTGAGGTCTATCTCGAAGGTGAAGAGTGTTACGAGTGTCACGGTGAGTGTGAGATCGAAAACCCCGACTATGATGCGGACGACGAAGAATCCGAACAGTGGATTGATTGTCCGGAGTGTGGTGGTATGGGTGAGATCGAAGAAGGTTTTGATGCATCTCAGTACGACACATCGGTCAGTGGTTTCGTCTGTCAGTCACCTGAACAACAAAATTCCTCATACTTCTGTTTCGACGGAAGTAAAACGGGTGTTGCAAACTTCAAAGAGATTATGTCTATAATTGAAGAGTGCGGCGTTCGTATAGATAGTTTCGATGAGAGTGGCAAGAACAGCATCTCTTTGTCATGGGACTAAAATCATCGGGAGGTGATTATGAAAAAGAAACGAGATTATGATCCGCAGGTAGTTGAAAAACTTCGCGGGTCGCGGCATTATACAAATCAATGCAGAAAAAGGGTGGCGCTTGGAAGGCAAGAATCAGAGAAGCAGGACACGTTATATGATTATAGAAAAAGATAAAACTTACGGAGCAACCACAACATATATGAAAGATACAAAACTAGAAGCAAGTGACGGCACATCGGCAAACTATTACAAGTTCCCAGAAGGTGCTACAGAATTACAACACCTCATCAGTGCTAAGAATATGAACGCACAGATTGGAGAAATATTCCGTGCTTGTTATAGATATGGTGAGGTGTCACATTCACCAAGACTGAGAGATGCTAAAAAGATTAAGTTTTACATCGAAGCAGAAATTGAACGTTTGGAAGCACACGGAGATTGTTGATTTGTTTTAGTTTGTGTATAATATAATTGTATGAATAGAATGTCAGTTGAACAATATATCTATATGTCAAACAGTGTAAAGAACACAACAAGCATCTACGTGAAAAGTATATGCATAGTCAACAAATGACAACTGAAGAATATATTTCGTACATTCGTAACACAAACAAACCACTAAACGAAAAGTATGTCAAACGTAATAAACTTAATTGGAATCCACCAATTAGGTCTACCAGAGAGGTGCCTAGTT